CCCCTCTGTCAATATACATACAGTCTATCTCGGCATATTCCTTCCTAATCTTAGCAGTTTCTAAATCAGAAGTGGCAACAAGAGAGGGGAATTCCCAATCGAATGTTTTGGGCTTATTCTTCCATGTTTTTTGGTGTTCTAGCAATTCTACAACCCAATCAATAGCTGGCTGTACTTGATCTGACCTGTAAGCTCCAACCATATCATAGTAATTTTTCATATCACTATCTCCCGTTGAATTCATGCCAGCAGGCGATCTACCAAATAATTTAGTAGCTGGATATCCAGTAACAGAGCATATTACTTCCGAGAACCTATCCCATAGATCAGCTAATCCTGCAACAGAACTAGCCCGCTTCTCATAATCCTCTGCTTCTGCATCAATAAGCAGAGAATTAGTAATAGAACGGGAGACGTCTATTAAAGCCAATCTGTTTTTGATTGCAGCTTCCCCCCCTTCTTCTATCAGTTTTTGGGCTAATCCGTCCATCTTAAATATTACTTGAACAAAATCTTGTATTATTTCTGCTGACGACTCAGTAACTATTCCATAATTCCTTAAAGCTCCAAAGCAAGATTGCATAATAGATAAGTCCCAGCCTCCGTTATATAATCTCATCCTATTGGTAGTTGTTGCTCCATTCATTAAGAAACATCTTGATCTATGTACTTTAATGACTCCTACATCCACTACATTAGAATAAGAATTTATGGTATAAAACTCTGGCTCACCAAAATGCTCACTACCATAATTAGTATTTAAATCTCCTACAGTCCAAGTAACTTGAGATTTATCAAATACTTTAATTGAAATAATTTTATCAACTCTATTCAAATTAACTGGTTTCTCTAATTCTAAACCATCATCTATAAACGCTACTAAAAGCGCACCACCATATAATCTACCAGAATAACAACCATCTGTTATTCTTTGTTTTAATTTAATTCTGCTCATTTCTTGTAATAAATCATAATCAGCTTCTATAAAGCCTCTCATCGCATCATCGACTATTATGTTTATTATCTTTTGAGCTAATCCATTACTTTTATACATCTCATCTAATGTCATATAATCCAGTAATGGCAAAGCACCGACTCTTGTGTTATTAACACGGCTAGAATTCATGCCTAGGTTAGTCATGTTATTAATCCAGTTATCTGATCTTTTTGAAGAACCGAAGAATTTCTTTATTTTATTTATCATTTTTTTCTATTTAATTTATTTATATAGTCCAGATGCAAATTTATCTGGAGACATCAATTTACTGTAGTCGATAGATTTATTCTTCATAGAGCGTTCAAGGGCATAACGTAAGGCATCTATACAATGGTTGTTTGCATCAACAATAGTATTAGTAATATCACCACTTCTTTCGTCAACTTTATATGAATATAGGGTAAATTCTCTGACAGTCTCGGGACAGCGTGGATTAATTATTATTTTATCAAAAGACTTAATATACTCAATACCGTCTTCTATTGTTCCCTTACCTTTCTCAACAGCTTTTATACTGTAGCCTTGTCTCTTGATCATTGAGATAGTCTCTGGCCTTGCATTATCTGCATAAATAGTATGTCTCTTTAGATCTGGCAATCTCTTCTCTATGAACTTAGCAGTTTCATCTATCTCAAGCCCTTTCTTTACTGCCTCATGAGTAATGTAGAGTATATTTTTATCGACAAAACACCTGATTCCAGCAGTCGGATCTTGAGAGAAGCCAAAATCTAAACCAAAGTACTTATGCATTCCTTGCGGCTCTTCAAATTCAGATTCAAGCCAGTAACCTTTGAATATTTGTGCGTCTGAGTGTTCTAAGCACTCACCTAGCCAAACGTGTCTATACATTCCATGGTCTTTTAGCTTTAAACGCTCCATTTGATCTTTTAATACTTCTGGAAAGTGTGGATTATCTTCATAATTAACTTTGACCACATAAGAATCTTTGGGCAGTTCATTTTCTATAAATGTTTTATAGAGTATATCAGTTTTGTTTTTAGGGTTGAAAGTACACCATATTTCACTCATCGGCTCACGTATTGTTGGTTCTATTACTCGCCAGCTTTCTGCACTTAGAGTGTCGGCTTCCTCTATCCAAAGGTGAGTAATGCCTGCCATAGACTTAATACTGTCTACATTGTGCCTAAGACCTTTGAATATGAACCTACTACCAGAATAATTGCAGTTAATCTCATCTCTAGTAATCTCAAAATAATCCCCAAGACCCATAGCCTCAATTCGCTGTTGTAATAAAGAATGAACACTATCTTTGATAGAATTCTGGAACTCTCTACCACAAAGTACTAAATGTTTCTTATATAAAGACATACTAATTAACGCATCTGCAACAGCCCATGATTTACCACTCCCACGGCCACCATGTATAATTTTATATCGGAATGGCTTAAATAAACCTTGCTGCCATTTAGTCAAATTCCTATGGAGTTCATTTGTCATTTTTTATCTCCATTGCTAATGGCTCATCCGAAAAATGATTGATGATACTTGGCGGTTGTTTAGGTGTTATATCTTTTGTCTCAACCAGTTGTTTTTCAGACCATCCAGCTTGGGTTTTGAGAAAAAAAATAATAGAAGTCGTGTCGCACTTTAATGAGTCCTCCTCATACATCCCAAGGGCTTTCTCCTCAAGAGTTTTGGCATATCTATATATTTTTCTAGCCCTCCCTTTTTTATAAGACCGAAAAACCTCTGATTGACGCTTACGAATTGCTAAAAAAGTATCTGCATCAATATCAAAATAGTCAGCTATTTGCTCTATTGTGAGATAAGCAGCTAATTCTTCGACTTCTTTTATTTGCTCCTTATTTAAAACTACTGGAGGTCGTCCACCTTTGTTCTTCGGCTGAGCGTTCATGCTTTATTTTTTATCGAATTAATTACGGAAATAATACCACATATTGTACTAAACAACAATTATATACTTATTACACGCTATATATATGATTAATTATTAGAGTATAGAAAGATCCTTTGTGAATATAAGGTGATCGAGGTGACGTATACTAGTATACGCTTCTTATACTAGTATAAACTAAAAGGGGGTGAAGATGCACTAAAAGAGAGAATTTTCCTAAGAGATTTAAGCGATATATTTGATGGCTTATGCTAGCAAAACCATTGGCTCTTACTAGCACTAGCCAAATTATATTAAAGAACAACTTGACGTTTTTTCTCCTTCGATGTAATTTTAGATAGTTCTGTCGAAGATAGAATGAAATAGCTGCTTTTGCATCCGAGACAGAACACCTTCCATATTTTTCAAAAAACCCCCTAACCTATTAAGGAAAAATCCGCCCCAAAAACCGTTACATAACCTTCATTATGGAAATTGTTGCTATTTTACAACGTATTTTACAAGCGATAAGTTAAGTACTTAATTAAACTTAATTACTCGTAAGTTGCTATAACTATCGCAAATATAATCAGCACAATCCATACCCAAATCATTTTTTACCTACCACAATAATTCTATGTTTCTTACTTCTTCCAGCAATCTAAGTTTTTTTCTTTTAGCATAATCTTCCTTAAACCTATGCAAAGCTATCAGTCTATCACAAGCTATACCTGATTTAGCCGTCTTTATATCTTCTTGCGATTCTTTCCATTTCTTTGTTAGTGTGGCTGACGTATTGCCACGACTATATTTGCTAGTAGCGCCTACGCCTCCATTCATTTCTCTACCTCATCTTCAGCACTTAAGTCTAAAAATATTACTATCTTATCAATTTTGCTATTTAAATCCAGTAGCTCGTTTTTCCAATGCAACTTCTCTGCCAATAGAATGAATGTAATAAGAGAGCCTAGCATCCCCCAAAACACTGGTGAACAAATATTTTTTACTAAGTTTAAATTCATATCTTCTCCTCTACTATTGCCCACTCAGTGTTTAAAAACTCCGTTTCATCAAGCATGTAGGGGTCTTCATATGCGTATTCTATACCACACCAACAAGAAGTGTATATCTTGCCAGAATGAATACAAAAAAAACGACCTTTCTTCCAATCGGGTAATCGTACATGATTACCTTTTTTCATTTGTTGAACTGCTTCTATAAAATTCATTTTTTTATCTCTTCTTTTATTTCCCAATCAGTAGCCAAGTAATCACCCACAGTAAATACATTATTATCTAAAAAGCATGTGTCATTCTCAAAATAAATAAGTAATTCTCTATCCCATTCATTGCCAGCATTTGAACTCCACCAATGATTGAACTCATAACTTTTTCTATATACTAGCTTTCCTTCTTGCAAAGCCTCGATAGCTTGAATAAAATTCATTTTATTTTCCTCTCTAATTTAAAAAGCATCACATATAGTTGCATAATTTCCTTTTTAGAAAATTTCTGCAATTCTTCCTCGTTATAAATTTGAAAAAAAACCTGTGGTATATGTTTCCATCTTTTATTGTTAATCTGCCAAGCAACAGCATCGATATAATTACTCACAGCGCGCACACCTACAAAGCCCATTGAATCCTTAATAACTTCCTTAAGTTCTTTTGGACTCATTGTTAAAACTTCATTTGTTGCTTCTATAATATTCATACTTCCCTGCTATTTATATAATCTGAGTATTGTTTTTTTAAATTGACTATTTGGTTTCTTAAAT